GCGCTCCGGGAGCTGCTCCTGGCCGGCGTCCATGAGGAAGACATCTGGGTGCCCGAGCGACAGAAGGTCTACACCAACCGCGGTCCCTATCAGTTCCTGTCGCACCCGGCTTATGTGGGGTCGCTGGCGGTGCTGGCCGGAGCCGGAATCGCCTGCCTTGGCTGGGGCGGAGCCGTGCTCGCCCTCCCGTCGTGGCCCTTCTTTGCGCTGCGCATCCACGAAGAGAACCAACTCCGATGGCGTTAAAGCATTTCGGTAGGGGACCCATTGGTTTTGGTGATGCCATGGCGATTGGCCAGATTCTGGGCGGTCTTCTAGGAATGATCATTCTGGCATGGGGAATCTTGTGGCACTGATCTTTCCCGGCGACAAGCTCTCCGGCCGCATGAACGCCGACGCCGTGGCGGCGCTGGGGCTGGATCTGCGCGACATGGTCCTCGACATGGAGGCCGAGCACGCGCCGCGTATTCGCGCCATGGCCGTCTGGTGGAAGTGGTACGAGGCCATTCCGAGGGAGAAGGAGAAGAGCTTCCCCTTCAAAGGAGCCGCCAATGTCGTGGTCCCGCTCATTGGCATTACGTGCGACGCCCTGGCTTCTCGCAGCCTATCCCAGGCTACCGCGGCCGCTCCAACGTATTGGATTACGCGCACTGAGAACGAAGCCCGGACAGTGGTTGCTCGTAACATGGCTCGGTACATCAACTGGCAAGCGGATGGCAACGATTTTAGCCTTAAGCATGTTCTTTCCGATCAGCTACTTGAAACTTATGTCACCGGACGGAGTGTGGCAGCACTGCACTACAGACGGGACGTGCGACCTATGTTTTTTGGCCGCACTCCTCTTAAGGGGAGAGGTCGTCTTGCACGACAAGCCATCACCTTTGCCAGAGGACCCCTCGTCGAGCACGTCCCCGGAGAGCACATCCTCTGGGACCTCAGACACCGGATCGGAGACGCCCCGGCAGTAGTCCGCAAGCACGAATGGACCTGGGCCCAGCTGCGCGACATGGCGAAGCTCGACGACGCCTGGAACGCCGAGGCCGTGCAAGACATCCGCAAGCACCCGGGCATCGGGATGGATGAGTCCGAACGAGTGTCACAGACCAAGGCCGACCTCGACCTCCGTGAGCGCGACCCGCTCGACAGTGGCCTCCACGACGTGCGCGAGATCTGGGTGGACTGGTCGATGCTGGGCAGCCGCTTCGAGGTGCCCGGAGAGGAGGAGTGGGGTGGAGAGCAAGTACCCCTCGTGGCTCATCTGCACATGCAGACAGGAAGGATTCTGAGACTTGTCGGAATGCCCTATCTGTTGCCCTACAAACCATTCATTGATTTCAAGTTTCGCGGCGGCAGGGGAGTGGCAAAACGTCTCGAGATGCTACAGAGCATCCAGACTACAGCGGTTAATCAAGAACTCGATGCGGGAACTAGACGCAACGCTCTCTGGGGAAAAACCAGAAATGCCCGCCACAACCGCACCCCCATCGATCCCAGCAAGTGGCTCCTCGTAGATGACATGGGCGAGGCGGAGCCATTCATCCTCCCCAATCAGACACAGTCTGCCATGGCGCTCTTGGTCGCCATGCAGACCATGACCGAACGCTGGATGGGAGCGAGTGACCCGCTGTTGGGCCGGGACACACGTTCCGGGGGTCACTCCGCTCCAGCCACCAGCACTCTCGCTCTCCTCGAGCAGACGAACGTCATGAGCGCCGGCACCGACGTGATCCTCCAGGAGGAGCTGTCTCGTCTGGGCGAAGCCATCGCCATCCTGGACCAGCAGTTCGAGTCCAATGAAGACGGCAAGCTCCAGCAAGTCTTGGGAGAAGCCGACGCCGCCGTGGTGGGCGAGTACCTCTTCCCCGAGGAGCCCATCCCGGGCAACTACTTCTTCGACGTGGCGGCTCTGTCGCGAAATGACAACCCCGATGCCCAGATGCGGCGCACGCTGATGACCGCGCAAGCCTACCAGAACTACGGCGCTCTCGCGGCTCAGGGGATGATGGTGATCGAGTCCCCGCAGGCAGGCCCGCGCGTGAAGGCTGTCTGGGCCAAGCTCCTGGAAGGCTACGGCGAGCTCTTGAGCCGCTTCCTCGATGCCAGTAACGTGGATGATGGGGAGAAGTATCTTGTCGAACTCAGTCGAGTCGGAATCGACGCAAAGAACGCCTTCGGGCAGTTCGCCGCTGAAGCCGCAAAGGCAGCTCAAGCCCAGCAAGCTGGTGCTGGAGTCCCGAATGCTGGAGGTGGCGGCGCTGTCTCTGCGGCCGGAAGCCGTCTCGGCACTGGAAACGGTGCTGCGGGCGGAGCGGGACCATCACCTGCGGGCGGCGGCTTTTTCGGATAAGCCCCAGGAGCGCGACATGCACCTGGGGATCTTCCGCTGGATCGAGGAGTGGCTGGCCGGCGGGATCCTCGAGCGTCAGGCCGAGAAGGCCCGCCAGAAGCTAGACTTGCTGGAGCCCATTGAAGGAACTCCTGATGGGTCCCCGTACATGGAATCAGACCATCTCGAGGAATAAGCGATGGAAGACAACATCCTCCCGAACCCGCCCCCCGAGGCTCCGCCGCAGCCGGCACCTCCGCAGCCTAGCCAGAACGATCTGCGCTTTGATCGTCTCGAGCAGGCCATGGGACAGCTGGCCGGAGTGGTCCAGGACGCGGCCAATCGGCTCACGCAGGCCCCCCAGCAGGCTCCGCCACAGACGAATGATGAGTTCCTGAACGAGCTGGCCCAGAACCCCCAGGCCGTGATCCAGCGGGTGGCGGCAGATACCTTCCGGCGCACCGCGAACGAGACGCTCAACCCCGCGGTCTTGAAGGTGCTGGACACCTCCCGCAACCAGCTCATGGAACGTGAAAGAGAGAGGGTGGATGGGGACTTTGGCGAGGGGGCCTTCGACGAGATCTTCCGCCCGCAGCTGAACAAGGACCTGGACGAGCTGCGTCAGCACAAGCCCGATGCGATCGCCGACCCTGCTACAGTCCGGGCACTGGTCGATCGCCTCTACGGGGGGGACAACTTTCCCGTCTTGCTGGAACGACGCGCCAACCTCGAGAAGAACGCCCGCATGAGCGGTCGGAGCCACCTGCTGCCCAGTGGCGGTGTGCCTCGTCTGCGTGGATCTCCCAATCCGAACGAGGAGATCCCGCCCGATGCGGAGACCTTCCTCCGAGAGGTGGAGCGCCACACGGGCGAGGCCATTGACAGGAAGCACTACGCGCGCTTGTATCATACGGGGGTGGAGACGGGTCCAGGGCGACACCGGACCACCATCGTCGATTATCTGAAGGCGACCGGGGCCGATCCCGATAAGCTCAAGATGTACGGCGGCGAGCGACAGTAAGCTCACGCCACTCCAGGCTTTTCGAGGGAAGAGAGTCGCAAAGGCTCTCTGTGGCCATCTCAGGTGGGGGCGACCGAAGCGAGCTCCGCCCCCTGCGCCGCGACGGACACATCGATCACGACATCTCCGGTGCCACCGTAGTGGGCAACCACAAGGGGCAGTTCGCCGGGTTCAACATCGTGAACCCCCGCCCTGGGACCGTGCACCAGTTCGGGACCCGCCGGGACATCCTCTCCGCCCGCCAGCGCGGCTGGTGGATTGCCGACCCCAGCGAGGACGGCCGTCCTGCCTACGAGGTGATGGCCGATTACGTGTCTGAATCAGGCACACCGGTGGACCAGTCGGGCGGGCTCTACCCCGAGTACATCCATCTCGTCACGACCGAGGAGAACTACCGCAGGCTGATGCTCGAGCACCTCGATCGGAGCAAGCAGCAGCTGGATCCCACCTCGGCGTTCCTCGAGAACGTCTCTCACGATGAATACCAGACGGGTCGGACTGCAGAGGGTAAACATGTCTCGACCCGTTTTGCCATGCGCGACCACGGGACCCAGCTGATGATGGGCGAGGAAGTGGTCGAGCAGCTGACCCCGCGCGGTGTGCTGCGGGAGGAGGACATCTGATGGGTTACTGGGACATCCGACCGTACCGATGTGCTCGCGGTGGTGTGAACAAGATCATCTACGCGCCTATGACCGCAGCGCAGGCGTTCCTGCCGGGTCACGTGGTCGAGATCGTGGCTGCCGGTACGGTGACAGCACTCCATGAGAATGGAGCCCAGGTGGTGCTTGCGGATACCGCATCGGACTTTACCTGCGGCATCGCGATCAACGGACCCGGTGCGGCGGTCAGCGCCGAGCTCGTGGCAGCCGATGGATGGGGCAAGCTCCATATCCATCCGGACAGTGGAGACACCTACGCCAACAGCCGCTACAAGGGTGGCGCGCTCGGGAGTCCGCTCATCTGGATCATTCCCTTCGGAGATCCGGACCAGCTCTTCGTGACGGACAACATCTTTGCGGCTGGTGGAGCCGGTGCCGAGGCAGCGGCCAGCATCACGGGGGCTGACCGAGGCGATCAGTTCCAGATCACCTACTGCTCGGGCACGACTCCGGACCTTGGCTGGGGCGTAGAGAAGACGGCCGGGGTGAAGGGCACGGACTTTGTGGCAACGGTGCTCGACGTGCTGAACGCGCGGGGAGAATCGGTTTCCATCGCGGGAGTCGGCACGCAGTACGTCTTCAACGTGACGATCTAAGGAGAACCGATGACCACCTTTACCGCGAACTTCCCCGAGGCGATGGAGACACGCGCCAAGGAGTGGTTCTTCAAGAACTTCACCCAGCTGCCGCTCATGTTTCCCAATCTGTTCTCAAGACGACCCAGTACGAAGCGCTTCGAGGACAGGATTCGTGCGGCGGGCTTCGGGACCTTCCAGGAGAAGGCCGAGGGAGCGCCGGTGGCCTTCGATGACCCGATCGAGGGAGTGCGGCGGCGCAGCACGCATACGGTATTCTCGCTGGGCTACCGGGCCACCTGGGAGGCCATCGAGGACGACCAGTGGAACATCCTCGACCAGATGCCGGCGGATCTGGGAGACGCGGCGCGGGACCACATGGAGCGGACCGCGTGGGCGCTGGAGAATGCAGGCTTCGTGAATACGACCTTTGCAGGTCTTGACGGGCTCGCCCTCTACGACACGGCGCACACGAGCCTGCGACCCGGGGTCGGCACCCAGAGCAACTCGCTCTCTCCGGCGCTGGCGTTGGGGACGGCGGGTCTGGAAGCCGCCATGAATGCGGCCCGTATGACCCTCTCTGAGGAGGGCCGCCAGCTGAACGTCATGCTCCGCAAGCTCGTCTACCACCCGAACCTCCAGCACACGGCGTACACGTTGCTGAACACGGAGTTCCGGCCTGGGTCGAGCGACAACGACCGCAGCACGGTGGTGAGCACCCGCAGCGGGATCACGCCCGTAGAGGACCAGGGCATCCCGTACCTGACCTCGCAGACGGCGTGGAGCCTGCACAGTTCAGGGAGGAAGGAATCCCTGTTGTGGTATGACCGCGCTCAGCTGTTCTTCGAGCGAGGCCGAGACTCCGTCACCTTCGACCAGCTGCACTGGGCGGCCTACCGAGCCCATGCGGCTATCGGTGAGTGGCGGGGACATATCGGAAGCAACTTCGCCTAGCCCACTTCCTCATACAACGCCGACTGCTCCGGTGGGCGGAGTAGCCAGCAGCGGCTGGTCGGTGTGGTGGAGCTGCATTCATGTCCATTGGCACCGGAACGCATTTCGAGAATCCGATCCTCGGTAGCAAGGATCTCTACGAGGACGTTCCCGTAGACATTCTCTCGCGCACCCAGCGCTTTGCATACTTCGTAGACTTCGTAGAGCCGGATACCGACAGCACCGCAGGGATGATGAACGTCACCACGATCGTGAGTGGGACGGGTGCGGTGGTGGCAAACTCGGTGAACGGCATCTTCCGTCTCTCCAATACCGCAGTGAACGAAGGCATCGGAAGCGCCCAGGCGGTTTCGAGCGCCGGTGTCTCCTTCGCTCCGTCCCAGGGGTATCTCACCCCCAGCACAACCGATGCGCTGGACGGCTCACCCAATCGGATGATTTCCTTCGGAGCTCGGGTGTCTGTATCGGACTATTCGAACTGCGACTGGTACGTTGGACTGGGTGGGCAGGACGGCACCTTCATGGATGCGACGGGAGTGCTGCTCACGACCGGCGGAGACAATGAGGTGGGCTTCCACCATCTGGTAGCCACCGCAAACGACACTCGACTGATCTCCGCAGGGGCTGGCGTTGCAAACCAGCAGGTGACCCTCCTCTCCAATGCCCAGGTGCCGCGTGCGATTCCTGCCGATGCAGCGGTGGATGGAGTGATGTTCGAGTACGGGATCCGGATCATCGGAACCCAGGATGTCGAGTACTACATCAACCGCACCCTGCGTCATCGACGCCGGATGGCGAATGCTCTGGCTTCGACTCTGGTTCCCACCTTCTGCATGATCTCCAATGCAGCCGCCATCACGATGGACATCGACTACTTCTGGACCTGCCAGACCCGGTAGGAGGAACCATGCGGAGCACCTCGGTCCTGATCCTCGGGCTGATCGGGGCCTTGGTGGCTCCGGAGTCTCGGGCCAACTGGCTGCGTTCGTGCCAGGCCAATGCTACGGCTAGCTCCATTGGCGGAGGTGGCTCCTTTGTCTGCCACAATCCGGCTTCTGCTGATGATGACCCCGGTGTCCTCGATGTCTCAGCCTGTGAGAACATCGACATCATGTGGTACGACAATATCACTGGCGACGGCTCTGGGGATCCGGACGGGACTGCCACGATCTATACCTGTCCCGTCGTGCCTAATGCGGCGCTGGATACCGAAGCGGAGAGACTTGCCGGCTGCCAGCCCATGAATGCCGGCACGGGAACGGCGCTGACCGTGGCGCTCCCCGACATCTACGGAGCAGGCGGAGTCCGCATCTGGGCAGACATCGAGCTGGCCTCGGCCGAAAACCAGCTCCTCGTGCGCTGCTCGCAGCCGAGCGGTGGTCCGTAACATGTGCCGCTGGCTCTGGATCCTCTGCCTCCTCTTCTTCGCTCTGCCTGCGGGTGCAGTGACGCTCAAGCGCGGGCCCGGATCTGGAGGTGGCTTCGGCAACAACGGAGTCACTCCTAATGGCAGTGGAAACTTCCTCCATCGCTACGTCACGACTCCTAGCGAGGACGATGTGCCTGGAGTCGCAGACGGAGCCGGAGCCGATCCGGTTCCCTTCACCGGGAATCAGGCTGCCACCATCACCCTGGATCAGGTCTTTGGCTTCAACTCCGTTTCTATGGTGGACTGGATCCATTGCACCAGCGGTTACAACGAGGGCTGTGGTGGCGTCACTCCCAATCCGAATCTTCCATCAATCGGATTCTCTACCGAGTACAGCTATGATGCGGGTGCTGCGGACTCGGGTCCTGCACTCAATGAATACTACTGGTCCATCGATCCTGCCTCGAGTGTGGTGAGCTTCTCTGCGGGGGCTGGCAACTTTCCTGCTGGAGAGAACATCACCTTCAGCGGTGGAGAGGTTTGCCGCAGCCTCGTCGGTACCGTGGCGATGTTCGGGACTCCGATCCGTATGGTCTGTGTCGGTGGAGACTATCCGGACATCGCAGATACGATTACCGTCTGTGCAGGTGGATGCACCGGAACCGTCTCTGGATCGGTGGCTGATTCGCTCTATCGTCCCTTCTTTTTCTTCTGGAACCGAGCGACCAATAGAACCTCCTTCGAGTGGAACAATATTGCTGGAAATCCTTGGATGTCGATGCAGCCAGGTATCTCCACCATGTTTGCAGGCTGGGGAGGGCCTGGAACTGGACTCTTCAGCTTGAACATTCCATCGGGTACATCGGGTCACTTCTTCAATGGAGGTGGATCGATAGGAGTTGATGAGAGTGTTGCAGCTACCACGGGTGGGCAGTTCGTCTTTGACGATGGCACGACCGACAACGTGCTGAGTCCCACCAACATGATGTGCATGCAGTTCCACGATCTCGATGCCACAGATGACAATGCCGTGCTGAGCTTTTCCACATATCAGCCGATCACTGTTACAGCACTCGGTTGTCGGAACGAGCTCAGTGCCGCCGCAGCCACCGCAGCCACGATTACGCTGGAGACGCTGGCCGGAGCTGCGATCACGCTAACGACAGATCCCCTCACTTGCGTAGGCAATGCCACCGCCATTACCTGGGATACCACCGTGGATGCGGATGCCGTCCTGGCCAGCGGTATGGGGGTTCGGATCGATACCACCAACACGCCGAACCCCGCCACGGACGAGCACACGATCTGCATCGCCTTCCGGTACACCCGGCAATAGTCCGTGACCATCCGCGACATCCGCTGCTACCGGGAAGCCCGAGGCGGCAGGCTCCAGGTCTCCGGCTACTCGATGGCGAGTGGGGCGACCTTTACGACCGGGGAGCCGGTAGTCTTTGATGGGAGTGGCTTCATCACGGAGGCCACCACAGACCCGGCAGGCATCGCCGGGATCGCAGCGGTTCCGGCTACCGATGTGGATGGGATCTCGCATGTGGCGGGCACCATCATCTCGATCCACGAGGCGCTCCAGAACCAGCTCTGGGTCTGCGACAACTTCGCGACTGATGGGATCGGCACAGCCGCCACTCCTACCCAGGCCAACGCCATCGGGAGAACTGCCGGGCTGGTACTGCGTGGGGCCATCTGGGTGGTGGACACCGGAGCTGGGAACGCGCTCCTGCGCATCGATGATGTGATCGACGCCAACGGATGGTCGGTTACCAACCCCCTGCTCCGCCACGGTACCGGGCGTTCCGTGGTCTTCAGGTTCCTATGAGAAAGAAGTGGATTCTGGGCCTGCTGGCCTTGACGGCTCTCCTCATGGGAACCCAGCCCAATCAGGAGACCGTCCCTCCCCAGTGCACCGTGGCCCAGCTCGCTTCCGGAGCGTGTGCTCCGGCGAAGCTGGGGACTCGGGTACGGGTCAGCAATGCCGATGTGGCGATTGGAGATACAAACTGCGCTAGCGGTACTGGAGCAAACCTGATCCTGTGCGAGTACAACGGAACCAACTGGGTTGCGTCCAGCGCTTCATCCGTCTGCAACTCCTCTGCAGGATGTCTCATCAGTGATGGGACGGACTGGTGTGTTGACAGCGATCTCGATGGGGTGGCTTGCGAGGCGCTAGAGCCGAACTTTTCGATGAATGCACCCACCAACAGCGCAGGAGACGAGACCGTTCAGGGAAATCTTACTGTGGTGGGAGCCATTACCGAGACGGGTGTGACCCAGATGCACGAAGCCTTGCATGGTTACATCAAGACGAACACCACTGTACCCACCACAGGGCTATGTTGGGAGCTCTTCAATATCAGCTCGGGTCCGATCGCCTGCTCCAACAACAGCTTCCATGCACCCTTCAAGATGCGCATCACCCGCTTCTGTACTGGAGCAGAGGTCTCTGCGACGCTTACGAATCCGTGCACGATAGACCTCAACAACTTTACGACTACCACTGTGCTGGCAAGTATTCGATACGCCGATTCCGGTGGAGATCTGACGCACGCAGAGAACCAGAACTTCTGTGCCACGGTGAATCAGGACGTGGCTGCCTTCGATGAGCTCTACATCCAGGCCAATGCGACGACGTGCAATCCAGCACCTACGGCCTGGCAGAGAACGTTCTTCCAGATCTATGGGTACGGG